CATTTAAAATAGCTTTTCTTGTATATACGTTTCTAGCTTTTCTAAGTGCTACCATTATTCTGCAAAAATCTCTACTATTAGCTGAAAGATTTGCTGAATATCTGTAATACAATTTAAACAATCCAATCTTAGTAGCTTCTTTCAATAAGTTTCCTGCAGTATCTCCGCCAGGCACATCAGTTGCAAACTTGTAAAAGTTTTCTTCTTCTTCCTCATTAGTATCAACTGTATCTACTCTCAGTTCTTCCCAATCATCATCTAGCTTAATTGCATTTTGTGTAAAGTATTCTATATATGCTTGTTCGTCATTTTTAGAAAAGTTTAAATCTTCCCTTACTCTTTTAATTTCTTCTACTTTTTTTTTTGCCCAAGTTTGGCCTGCGTCACCACCCCATAATTTCCATGCTATTGCTCCTGCTGACGGATAACCTTTTTCTCCAGGATTAAAGCCCTCTGCTTTTTTATCTACTTCGTGTCTAGCAAAAAAACTGTTCATTCTGCTAATTGTTTCTAAACTTAAATTATCTCCGTTTACAATATTACGCGCTCTTGCAACTGCAACCATAGTTCCGCCCCTGCCGTGTTCTTTACGCATTTCTAAACCCATTTTAGCCTGTTCTATCATTCCTTTGGTTGGCTTTGTGTCTATATCTTTTAAGTCTTTAAACTCTTTTTTTATTGGTTCATTGTTATCAGTATCTATCCCCTCTTTCTCTTGCTCATCTTCATCAAGTTTAGCTACATTACCAATATCTATGAAATCAGCAGGTTTAAGCGTTTTAAAGTATAAATCAAGTTCTATACCGTTTGCGTGTAATATTGGCTCTAAACCCTCTAAAAGCGTGTTTTGAAATGGTTTTATTACAGTATTGTTAAAAAGTGAATAAGAATCGCGTAATTCATCAGCATTATTACCAAAACCACTTCCATCTCCTTTTACTCCAAAGAGCAGAGGACTAGTCACACGATGACCGGTTAAAACCTTTCTAGTTGTTTCAGTAGATAGAAATTGGTAGCTATCAGAATTGTCATTAGCGTTTATAGGCACTATTTCAGGAGCAGTATCTTTACCATCATTAAACGTCAATAGTATTTTACCCGCATTACCTGAGCCACCAAACTTTGCATTAATTTGTCTTTCTATAGTCCGTCTTTCTTCCCTTGTTGGTATTCCGTTAGCCATATTTATAGCCATAGACGGAAACATACCACTTTTTATATTGGACAAATGAAATTGTGCAATCTCCATATCTAATTGTATGTAGCTAGTAGAACCTTGATAGTCAGGTGTAGCATAATAGTACGATCCTGGAGAATAATCTTTTATACATAAAACTTGGTTTGCGTCTGTTCTGTCTTTTAAGTCAAATGCTTTATAGTATCTAGGCTTGTGTTTTCTAGTGTTTTCCCAATCAGCACTATAATAATACTCATTTACTTTACCATAAGCGTCAGCTTTACCGCTTCTTATATATTGTGCTGGTATATGCCTTACCTCTACTATCTTTGTTCTAGGTCTGTTCCATATAGTATTAACATAGCACATTCCAAATAGCTTTAAATCAAATGCTAAACATTTTAACGTATCTTTAGGCGAATTATGTAACAAAGTGTTTAAAGCTAACCAACTACCCTTTTTATTATCGTCATCTTCCCTATCAGTAGCGTCTAAACCCTCTCCATAAATCATACTACTAACACCTTTTATAATAGCATTGTTTATACTACTACCATTGTATAGCTCTAGTAAGTATTGAGGATATAAATTATCTGATCCAAATTGTATCCAATCTTTATTGTTTACTTCTGTAATTGTAGGCAGATTATATTCTGCTAAATGAATTACTGATATATTGTCTTTTTTCTTCATTATGTATCGTATGTTGGTTGCCAATTTTGAGTACCATATTGACTATCTCTGTTATTACTACTGCTATAACCCTCAACAGGTATATCTGACGCAGTTAAATCATTATTAGCATATTCTGTAAAGTAGCTTATAGGCAAATCTAAAGAATGATCAGCTAAAAATGCTTTATCTACTGTAACATTTAAAACTATATTTATACCGTCTATTTTAGTTGCTAAATCTGACCTTAAAACATTTAAATAATTTTGTGACGTATAATACAATTCTATATCGTATGTTTCATTAATAGGTGGTACAAATGCACCTTGCCTTTTAGTTAAATTATTTGTAGTGTCATAAGTTGATATATTGCTTGTAGTAGGATAAACAGTTGTTAGTAAAAAAGTCCAATATCTATCATTATTTGTCCAAGTTGGATTACCATAATCTCCACTAGCAGTAGGGTAAGCAGCAACCGTTCTAATCCAATTAGTTTTACGACCTCTTATATAAAACAATAAAAATTTACCTGATATTAAACTTGTATCTATAGCACTAGCAATATTTTCGTAAAAATATACGTTTTGTACTTGTGACATACCACTAGAAAAATTTAAATTGTATGTAGCCATTAACTTCTAACTGTAAAAATTTTAGTATAATACTCTTTAACTAATCTTGCTTGTTCTTCTGAATCTTCAACAGTAGCTAGTTTTTCAATAAGCTCCTCATACATATTTTTGTCTATATCTACGTTTTCTGTTTTAGTTGCCATTGTTACCACCTATAAAGTCTAAATCATCTTCTATTTCCACTTTTTTTGTTTTTACCTTTTTCTTTTTAGATTTAGATTCGTTTGTAAAATATTTATCTTTTACCTCATCACTTAGATTTTCTATTTGATGTTGTAGTAATTGACCATAAGCTAAATTCATATTTGTTGGTTTATAGTCTTTGTATTCGTCTTTTACTTTCCAAGCCATAATATAGTTTATTATAAATATAAAAGTCATTATATTGTTCACAACTTGTATATTTAGTTAAAGTTTTTTTATATAATTAAGAAAATTGTAAAGTTTTATTAATAAAAAAGGGTTACCAAATAGATAACCCTCTTTTAAATTGAGTAACGATTTATTAATTATGATCCTTTTGTGATAAGCAATTTATCATCATCTGCTAATCCGTCAAATGGATAATTAGCTGTAGCATTTCCTGAACCATCTGATGTACCTTGCGTTGCAGGAAGCCAAATCATAGGATTTTTTTCTTCTGCTCTAAGTTCTAAAGTGAAACCCGTCATATCTCCTTTAGCAGCGCCACTAACCGCAGTACCACCTGAAACATCTACACCATTATCCATACCTAGCAAAAATACATTATCGTTATTGTCTAAGACAAATACTTGACTTCTATTATAAGAAATCAATTTAAGCTCATTAGTTTGAGCTACTGATAATTTTTGTAGAGTAATAGATAAAGTTTGTTCAAAGAATGTAGTACCTGTTGCTGGATCACTATTAAAGTTTACAGTCATAGATGATAGATTAGGTCTTAGATCATATTGAAAAACCTGAACACCATCTACACCACTACCTATATCTTCTTTAATATCCCAATTTTCAAACCCTGCATTATCCATTTGTAAAGGATTTGTACCATTAAATACTGCTCTAGCCGTTATGTCAGAACAATAAGACTTTACAAAGTAGATTTTTTTCAGTCCACCTATTTGATCTTTACAGTCAACTAATAAACCTCGTGTTAAATTACAAGCCATGTTTATTTATTTTATATTATTAATACTCTTTTAAAAAAAGGGGAGATATTTCACTCCCCTAATTTATACTATCTACTACGACCAAACAGAAGTTGCAAATACTCCGTCAGTTGGTACAGCAGTTTGTACACCCATAGCAAAGTTCATAACAATTCTTACATTGTCTGAACCGTCATATTGGTAAGTAGGTATAATTCTAGCTTCAGTAGAATCTGTTGCTAAATTAGTACCTACAACTAAGTTTTCAGGATATGTAGCTATAATCGTATCATTAAACATTCCTGGACATACATAAATAGGGAAGCCCATAAAAGTTAATCCTGTAAATGTACCCGCAGAACCTAATTGTTGGAAAGTAGTTTCACTTGCTAATTTTTGAGCATAGATAGAATATGTTTTTTGATTCATATAAAATCCAAATCCCGGCTTTGTTAACATACCTGAAGCATTAGCTACAACTGAATCATAAACTGCATTTAAGTCAGTCAATATATCAGTAGTAGAAATAGCACCATCTAAATCTACTTCAAAGAAGTCTTTACAAGCACTAGCATCAGCACCTGTTTCATCTAAAGAACCATCATTAGATTGAAAACCTGTTCCAAATACAGCAGAACCTTTCCAAATTGAATTTTCTAAACTTTCTCCTACTTTAGCTGCAACTGTAGCTAGTAAAAAATCTTCAAATGAAGCAGGTAGATTACCGTTTCTATCCATGTTTTCGCCAATGTATGTAGGGAAAATTTTTCCACGACATACTTCTTGATTTACTTTTAAATCTGTTAAAGTTAGCACTTGCTCTGTTAAAGCTAAATTTGCAGGAGCGTCTGTTGTAGAAAAATTACAACCTGCTGCTTGTACAGGATCAGAAATTCCTAAATTATTGATTACTGCTTTTCTATTCAGACCATCAATTTGTCTTACATAACCTTTTGCTATAGTGTCAGGAGACTTTACAGCAGCAGATACATAAGGCAACGCTAATTTACCTGAATAGGTGTTATCAGTTATAGTTATGTCAAACTGATACTCTTTACTTAAATTGTAATTGTTATTTGCCATTTTTTAAAATATTTATTTGTTATTAATGTAATATGATGCTCTTTCTTTAGCAGTCATTTTTGATAAATCTACTTTTTCAGATTTATTATATACTTCAGGGTTATGAGTAAATCCCTCAGATCCTGGAGTTTTTTCTAGTTCTACTATTTGAGATTTTAATTCC